CGGTGATCCTCGGTTCGGGCCATCCGGTGGGTGACGTCGTTGCGGCTGGTGACTTCGTACCGGTCGCGGTGGCTGGTGACGGTATAGCCGCCCACCTGGATGCGGCTGGGGGAGACTATTTGATTGGGGAGGTAGGACATGGGCAAGAGTGGCTCCCACTAGTATCGAGGAGGCGAAATAAGTGTTGACCCTACCGACTGATGGGTGAGCGCCCAAGAGGTTGTTTGTTTCCGACCACTGATGGGGGTTCTTGGCAGCGATATAACTCTGCCGCCAGTCTGCCAGGGTAAGAACGAGCGCAGCGGCACCCAGTCCCTTGTCTCCTCCATCCCAGGGCTCAGCCCGCAAGTTACAGGAAGTAAGGAAGAGGAGGGCGAAAAGTAAAGGTTTCACAGTCTATCCTCCATCTCGTCTGCTAGCTCTTTATCGAATCTGGGTGCAAATATCACCCATCCCAGCCAGCCCCCAAGGGCAAGGGGGAGCCAATAAAGTAGGAGGTCAAGTAGGGTGCTCATGATTATTTCATCTCATCTCCCGGACGAGCCGGGGTTAAGTTAATAATACACTAGTCATACATGGTTTCATTGACCTATATCAAGGTTTCACTAAATACATGGGCGTATATTACTGGTCATGACTCCGAGAGCCAGGGAGGGAAATCGTCGTAGGTGTGCCCGGTGGCGGGAAAAGCATCGGGAGAAGTATAACGCCTATATCAAGGGGTGGAGGAATCGTCGAAAACTCAACAAGGTGGTCAATGAGGTTAGGAATGACAGACCTTGAACGAGAGACCGAGATAGCTTTTCGGGAGTACGAGAGAGAGAGGCTGAGGCTTTGGTATAAAAACAACAGGGAGAGGGTGAGATTTCTCCAGAAGATGTACTACTTGAAGAACAGGGAAGCCCAGAAGGCTCGGGCAAAAATCTATTACTGGCTCAATCGAGAGCGAGTGTTAAAAAGGATGAAGGAAAAGCGTTGTCCAGTCTGATAATCGGTAAGAACGGGATGCTAGGTGAGGCCCTTTACAAAAGAATAGGGGGGGTTGCGACAACCAGCAGAGACTTCGACCTGCGGGGCGATCCTAAAGACCTGCCTGAGGCAGAATTGGTCTATATCGTGGCTGCGATGTCGAAGTTTAGGGATTGCGAGTTAAATCCTGATTCGTGGGCGATCAATGTAGACGGACCTATCAGAGTCGCTCATCATTTCAAAAACTCGTTCATCGTGTATATTTCAAGCGAAGCTGCCGAGTGGGGAAGGACTGCTTACGGGATTCAGAAGGCTCATGCTGAGTTAGGTCTTTTGGCGGTGTGCGGTTATGAAAGGCTGGCGATATTCAGGCCGTGCAAGATCGTTCCTTCGATGTTGAACATGCTGTGCAGAGATCTGGACAGGATAGGCAAGGAAAGATTATGCGGAGTGCACAGGTTCCGATGATGATGCAAACCATGACCGAGGTTAAGAATCTCTGGTTTCCCATTGAACAGAGGCTTAAAGAGCCCGTTCCTGCCTTGCTCGAATTTCCCCGGTACTTCGAGATTGAAACAGTCAATGCCTGCAACGCCAGGTGTCCGATGTGCACCATTGACGACTGGGACCGGAGAGACGGTTTGATGAAGATGGACCTATTTGAGAAGATCGCCAATGAGATAGGGGAGCACACTCAGGAAGTCACTCGGGTGCATCTTTACCGGGATGGAGAGCCTTTACTGGACAAGACTTTGGCGACCAAGGTAGCGATGTTGAAAGGTCGCGGGGTCAAACGGGTAGGGATTTCGACCAATGTTGCGTTGCTAGACGAAGAAAGAGCCGAAGGTCTTTTAATGGCGGGGCTGGATGAGATCATTCTCTCGATAGACAGTCTCAGAGCTGGGGTCTATGAGGCGATCAGGAAGAATCTGCATTTCGACCAAGTCATGTATAACGCCCACAACTTCATCACCAAGAGAAACGCAGGTAAATACAACACCCAGGTTTGGGTGAGGATGATAAGGCAGAAGTCAAATTACGATGAATGGGAGCACTATCAAAGGTACTGGAAGAGCTGTCTTAAGGAAACCGACCGGATTGATTATCGTGATTTACATCATTGGGGTGGACAGTTGATAGGCTTCGACCGCGAACCCAGGAGGTCGGATACAAAACCTTGTGTAGCGTTGTGGTCTTTGATGGTGATCTTTGCCAACGGAGACGTACCCAGATGCAACGTCGATTACAACAACAAACACCCGGTAGGTAATGTTAAGAACTCCACCATCAGGGAGTTGTGGCAGGGCGAGATACAGAATACGGTGAGGCGGGATCATCTGGAAGGAATTAGGACGAGCATTTGTAATGGGTGCGATGTGTGGACGGAGAAAAGATAAAGATCACCTTCGCGAAGAAGATCACTCCTGATTTATTCAGGCTGTGGCTCGATGAGATGGAATTTCCTCAAGACGAGCGGGAGTTCTCTAAGCTCTTGGAGGAGATCAAGGGAATCTCGTCGATACTTGAAATAGGTTCTCGGTTCGGGGTCAGCTTGACCCGATTCAGTCAAGTCATGAACCCGGGGTCAAAGGTTGTGGCAGTAGACTTACCGGGAGACGATGAGTCGATGATATTTCTGGATAGTGAGACTTCTTTAAGGGAAAGGGCAAAGAAGATTGGGGAAAAACATCAGATGAGCTTATTCTTCGGAGACAGTCACGACCCGGAGATGGTAAGCAAAGTCAAGGAGTTGTCACCGTTTGATTTTATTTTTATCGACGGAGATCACACTGAGAAAGGGGTGAGGTTGGACTGGGAAAACTACGGCCCGATGGGGAGGATGATTGGCTTTCATGATATTGGTCCCTACAGCAAGTTATCGTGTAAGAATGTGTGGTCTGAGATCAAGGGTCAGTACCGGCACAAGGAGTTTTTGGACTCCGGCTGGATGGGAATAGGTATCTTGTGGCGTTGACAACCACAACATATAGGCGTATTAAGGTCAAATGACGCGACCGCTAGGTCTATTTCGTCGGCGTCCCTCCCTCGCCGGCATGAGCCCCGTTAATGCTACGGGGCTTTTTTCTTTTCCCATCTTTTTAAAATTGAAAGGTAGATCATGAAGAAGCCACGTTCAGGCGGTTACGGTCCAACCAAGCGCGAGACAGCGGGTCTGTCTCTGGAGAAGAAATCGCTGTCTCAGAAGGTTGGAAGAGCCGAAGGGAGGTCCAGTCCTTATTACACTCCTGTAGGTTCTGGTTCCCGGCCTGTAAAGTCGGTGTATCGGATTGAATCCAGTGCTCCGATGACGACTCAGAGGATTCGTCCCTCCAATCCGGTAGAAAGAAACAAGTGACTAGGGGTTGGAAGCCGGTTAAGGACTTCGATCCGAACAGTCAGGACGCTGACGAGAAGTACGATCCTGCCAGGAGACTTCAAACCAAGGACGGCGTGTACTACACGGGTAAGGGTCAACAGGGGGGTAGTTCTCAAAAGACCCCTCAAGCCCAGCGTATGGTCACAGGAAACTCCAGGGGCGGGTCTTATGTTATCGGAAGTTCGTCCCCCAAAGACAAACAGCGTATCCGTGGGTAGATGTAGATAGACGTGGTTAGACGTGGATAGTTCGTGGATAGTTTTGAGAAGGAAAATCAGGAATTGCGGATGATGCTTGAGGAAGTCTTGCAGGGCTGGTCTTTGGCGGCTGCAAGCCTGGAATCAGGTCAAGCCGTATGGATCTGGAAACGGATTAACGGTATCCGGGAAAGAATGAAATGGCTAGAGTACGGGAACGTACAATGACCGCGTATAACTCTGTGTGTATCCTGTGGGTCCACGTGGAACATGGCTGCTCGTTCTTCTAAGGTAATTCTGCATGAGAAATGGCGTGAGAAGATTCGCGCCAGCATGTTGATAAATAGACTTAGAAATCACGTACTTGGTAGGCTGGAAATGAGCAATACCCAAATACGAGCAGCAGAGATTCTATTATCCAGGGTTATGCCCACCCTACAAGCTACTGATTTCACCGCATTGGACGCAGATGGGCAACCACTTGCGATATCACTCATTGCTTACCATCCCTCACAACTATCAACCCCGGCCCTACCAGCTCCCGATACTGAAGGCTCTGGACTCAGGCATTAAGAGAGCAGTAGCGGTTTGGCACAGGAGAAGCGGTAAGGAAAAGACGTTCATCAACTACGTTTGCAAGGCGGCGTTTCAGAGGGTAGGAACTTACTTTTACATGTTTCCTACGTATGCTCAGGCAAAAAAAGTCTTGTGGGATGGGAGAGATCGGGAGGGGTTTCCGTTCATGGGTCACTTCCCCAAAGAGATTGTCAAGACCTCCAACGAAACAGAGCTTAGAAAAGAACTAGTCAATGGCTCGGCTGTACAGCTTATCGGCACGGACAATATTGATTCTGTACTTGGGACTAACCCTGTTGGCTGCGTATTTTCGGAATATGCCATGCAGGACCCTAAAGCCTGGGACTATATGCGCCCGATTCTCAGAGAGAATGGAGGCTGGGCTATTTTTGATTATACGCCCCGCGGGAAGAATCACGGATATGCTCTATACCAGATGGCTCGATCTAACCCTGAATGGTTTGCGGAGATTCTTACAGTAGATCAGACGCAGGCTCTCAATCCTGGGGACATAGACAAGGAACGCAAGGAGGGGATGAGCGAGGAGTTAATACAGCAGGAGTATTACTGTTCATTTGAAGGGGTGCAATTTGGAGCCTACTACGGTAAACAGCTACAGTTGGCCGAACAAGAGAAGCGAATATCCCACATCCAGTACGAGCCCGATCTCGGAGTTGAGACTTGGTGGGATTTGGGAATCGGGGATTCAACCGCTATCTGGTTCACTCAATCCACAGGGAGAGAGATCCGAGTCATTGACTACCTCGAAGCCTCGGGAGAAGGACTCCCCCATTATGCGAAGAAGCTCCAGGAGAAGCCTTACGTTTACTCAGCGCACCACGCCCCGCATGATATTGAGGTCCGCGAGTTGGGTTCTGGGAGGTCTAGGAAGGAAATTGCGCAGTCTCTCGGGATTGTGTTTCAGGTGGTCCCGAATGTTTCGATTGAAGACGGTATCGAGGCGGCGCGGGCGATCCTTTCACGATGTTACTTCGACCAAGAGCGGTGTCGCAGAGGGCTAGATGCCCTGGCGTCCTACCATAAAGCCTATGACGACAAGCTCAAGGACTGGAAGTCCTACCCGCAACACGACTGGTCAAGCCACGCAGCAGACGCCTTCAGGTATTTAGCAGTGGGTCATAAGACGACGCAGGCAAAGACTCAAGAGGCTGTTGAAATCGTGTATTACAGCAAAGACGAGGGGAACCAGAATTGGATGGCCGTCTGACGGTGAGGTTCAGTGAGTCGGAGCGATATGACATCAACCTTGATTGTGAGGTTGTGTGTTTTGTGGCTACTACTTCTACTGGGAGTTACTTTTCTGAGATACCTGTGGATAGCGAGCAGTCAAAGAAGAGAAAGCAATTCAAGGACAAGGTCATTGAGTTGATGGAGAATGGACATGAACCCGGAGAGATTAGTTTTTCATAATGGCTGAACCTGCTGTAACTGACAGAGCACCCTCAGCGAAGTCCGAGAAGAAAGCTCGGGACGAGGATGAATTCATGTCCTTGGTGAGAAAGAAGTTCGAGCGGTGCGTCTCTGCTGAGTCAGTCAATAGGAAGATGGCCGTAGAAGACCTGAAGTTCAAGAATGGGGATCAATGGCCAGAGGCTATAAGAGCCGACAGGACGACTCAGAAGAGGCCCTGTCTGACGGTCAACAAGATGAAGACGTTCGTTCATCAGATCACCAACGATCAGAGGCAGAATCGACCCGCTATCAATGTCAGTCCTGTAGGTGATAGGAGTGACCCGAACACGGCCAAGATGCTAAAGGGCCTGATAAGGCAAATCGAGAGGCAGAGCAATGCTGACGTCGCTTACGACACCGGGTTTGACAGTGCTGTATCTAGTGGTTGGGGGTATTGGAGGATCTATACAGAATACGAAGACGATGAGAGCTTCGATCAGGTAATACGAATAGGCAGGGTCAGGAACCCGTTTCGGGTATATCTCGACCCCGATCACCAAGAGCCCGATGGTTCGGATTCCCAGTGGGGGTTTATCTCCGATCTCATTCCCAGGTCTGAGTTCGAGGAGACCTGGCCTGACAAGGACCCAATGCAGTTCGAGGCTGGCGGTATGGGGGATGAATTCAAGAACTGGACCACTCAGACTCACGTCAGGATCGCCGAGTATTTTTACTTCGAGACCTCGACCAGGAAGCTGGTTCACCTCAAGAACGGGCATATCGGCTTTGAAGACGAGTTGGATGAAAGTCTCAAGAATGAGGAACCAGAAAAGACAAGGGAAGTTCAGGTCAAGAGGATCAAGTGGTGCAAGCTGACTGGGAAGCAGATTCTTGAAGAGAACGATTGGGCGGGCAAGTGGATTCCAATAGTCAAGGTAGTTGGGGACGAGGTTGATGTAGAGGGTAAAGTCTCTCTGGCTGGTCTTATTCGTGATGCTAAAGACCCTCAGAGGATGTACAACTACTGGGTTACTTCCGAAACTGAGATGGTCGCCCTTGCCCCGAAGGCCCCATATATCATGGAAGAAGGTCAGGTTGAGGGGCATGACAAGCAGTGGAAGCAGGCTAACGACAAGGCTTATCCCTATCTGCTTTACAAGGGAACGAATATAGGTGGAAAACAAGCCCCTCCTCCGCAAAGGCAGATGTATGCCGGCCCTCCTCAAGGGATTATCCAAGCCAAGATTGCGGCAGCTCAGGACATACAGGCGACTACTGGTATAAGGTTCGATGCGACTTTACAAGAGAGGACGTATGACGAATCAGGCAAAGCCCTTAGAGAACTTAAAAGAACGGGTGACCTTGGAAACTTTCACTATGTTGACAATCTTGCAAGGTCGCTTAGACACACTGGAAGAATCCTTATCGACCTTATCCCGAAGATTTACGATACTCCTCGGGTCCTTACGATCCTCAGGGAGGACGATAGCGAAGAACGGGTCAAGATTGAGCCCTCGCTAGGGGTTCCCCATCAGACGGTCCCAGGTCAGGGCGGGAAGATAGAGAAGCTCTACAACCCCAAACTGGGTAACTATGAGGTTGCGGTAACAATAGGCCCGAGTTATGCAACTAAGAGGGCCGAGGCTGCTGATAGTCTTCTTGCTTTCATGAAAGCCGTACCACAGTCGGGTCCTTTGATTGGCGATCTAGTTGCCAAGAACATGGATTGGCCGGGTGCTGAAGAAATCAGCACCAGACTAGCTGCTGTATTGCCTCCTCAAGTTCAAGCTTTGTTGGGTAAGAACATGCACGACTGGCCGCCCGAGGCGAAGGCTTTGCTGATGAACATGAACTCACAGATGCAGAAGCTTACCCAGGATCATCAGACTGCACTTCATTTATTGGGTGAGAAGCAGACCGAGCAAGTACAGCATCAGCAAGAGATCGACAATCAAAGGGAAAAGATCGTCAAGGATTTCGAGGCAAAGCTGACCAAAATAGCCGCAGACATGGAGAAGACGGGCCTACAGACTGCCCAGAAAGTCTACGACGATGTGAGACAACTTGCACAAGCTGTCAAGTCAATGGAGCAAGCTCTGAATAAACCCCAGGCAGAGACAAAGCAGGACGCAAGTATGAGAGGGACGGACGCGAGCAAGATAGCCGAGTCTTTAAAGTCTGTAGGAGAAGCTCTAGCTGCTGTTTCCAAACCCAAAACCCGAAAAGGAAAGATGAAAGGTCCCTCTGGTAAGGTCTACGAGATGGAGATGAGTGAGTCCTAGTGGCGATAGCTTTCAAACAAGCGCCCGATCCAGGAGCCGCTACGGCTTCAGGGACTACTTTGAATTTGGCCTTCGTCTCCGATGTAACCGCAGGAGGGTCTATTCGTGTGGTTGCCAGAATAGGCGCAACAGGAAGAACCATAACGATAACTGACTCGAAAGGGAACACCTATAACGCCAGCCCCGGTATTACCGGGGATGTTACACAGGCACAGACTACTGACCTACATCAGGCATATATTTTCAGTGCTGATAATTGCGCCGCAGGTCCTACTACGGTGACTACTGCGATAAGCGGCGCGGCAACCACGATCAGAGTATGTATTGCTGAATACAGCGGGATAGCGACTTCAGGTGCGCTAGACAAGACAGCAAGTGCTCAGGCAGATGCGAGCTCTGCTCCAAGTTCCGGGGCGACAGCGGCTACGACTCAAGCTGATGAATTGGTTTTTGGAGCCTCAAGTTCTTCCGACAATCAGACCTATACAGCGGGGTCTGGATATACGAGAAGGGCGAGCACCCCTTCAAATGCAGGAACGGCGAGAATGTCCATCGAGGATAAGATTGTCGCGGTAACGGGCGCTCAGACCGCCGATTGGTCTACGGGTTCTACAAACTGGACTGCTTTAGTTGCGACTTACAAAGGGGCGGCGGCGGGTGGAGGGGGCAGCATGGTGAAGTTTCCGTGGTCTGGAGAGAATTCCTCTGGCTCTCTCCATAGTCAAAGACTTTAACAATGGCACTCATTCAAAGAAAAATAGGGACCACCTCGGAGAATCTTCGAGTATTCATTAACGACGCTACCGTATCTACCGGGGCGGGGTTGGCCAATATCGTCGCTTCGTCAGTGACCTTTGCTTGGTCTCGGGACGATATGAGCACGGTCTCTAGTGGAACTTGCACCACAGGGACTTTGGGGACTTATACGGTAAGTTCTTTCGTTCAAGCTCTTTCTACAAACGCTTTGGGGTGGTATGAGTTCGACCCCCCGGATGGAGTTTTCTTGTCTGGCAGGAAAGCTTTCATTCACCTTTCGGGGGCTCCATCGATGGCCCCTCTACCTATTTTGATAGAGTTGACTGCGACCGACAATCAGACCTCAATGTCTTCCCAGACGATCAGCACCACTCTCAATTCATTAGGTGTGGTGATGACTGATAAATCCGGTTATGGAGTCTCCTCTGTTAATACAGGGGTCAATGTCACCTCATTTGCGATAAATGTTGGGGTGTCTTCGGTCAATACAGGGGTGAATGTAACCTCTGTAGTAGGTAGTCCAGCGGTGACTTCGGCAGCGGGGATTCTGGCATACACCTTTGATCTTGGCAGAACCGCCAATCCCAATTCAACGGTGACGTTCAGTTCTCTGTCTCTAAGTACTCAATCGGTGACGGTCGGGGGTGTGAATGTCACCTCTGTAGGCGGGAGTGCGATCGTTACCTCTTCTCCAGGGATAATCACTGTCTCGACCCAGACGATAGACAAAGCAGGTTACAGCCTCGTAGCTGGTTATGACCCGGCAAAAACCGCCTCTCAAGCTGGGGATGCCATGACTTTAACGACTGGAGAGAGGGCGAGTCTTGCAAATGTCTTTCTGACGACCACTCAACCAGAAGTCTTTAGGACGCAAAACGCTCCGGGTTCGATCATGCAGATACAGTATGAAATCCTCGCAAATCTCACCGAGGCTTCAAATTCAGGAACGACAAGGACTTTGAACAGCGTTACCAGTCATGTAGCTCAGGCGATTACCTATGGGTATGATTCTTCCACTTCTCCGGCTTCGATAACGAGAACGGCATGAGCCTGTCTACTGTTACCACGATGGGATATGAAGTGGGGACCTTGAGTCTTGTGGTGACTTTGGGATATGGACAGGGAGCCGCCCCACCCCCTCCTCCTCCGGTGAGTGTTTCACAAGTCTACGGTCCCGCTCTAACCGAGTATGAAAGAAACAGATGGTTTGGGGATTACGATCCCGATAGGGAGAAAAGAAAGAAAGCCCTGGAAAGGGCAAAACGAATCGAGTTGGGGATCATCAAAGAACTAAAAATTCCTACCAAGATCAAGGCCGAGGTCAGAGAAGTCGTCAAAGAAGCAGCTCAAGTCGAAGTTTTCAGGTCTCAGTACGTAGAAGAAGCTTCTGTCATTTCTCGCCTTGTAGCTGAGATTTCCGCAGATCTAAAGCTAGCCTTGAGAGAAGATAAAGAATTAAGAGAGGTGAGAAGGCAAAAGGAACTGAGAAGGTTAGAATCCGAGGAAGAAGAGGAAGCTATTGAAGTCGCTACCCTTTTCATGCTTAACTAGTACGTAACCAGTACGTAACCGCCGAAAGGTGCCACGTGGAAACTGAGAAGCAAGTAGTTTTGGATTTGCTCGACACCAACTCTCCGGCGTTGTCCTCTACCGACGATGTGCCGAAGGTTGAAACCAAGCCGGACGCTACCCCGGCCAAAGAAGAGGTAGTGCCTGCCGCGCCTGAAAAGGCTGAAACAGAGACATCGGCAACCTCTGACAAACCGGAAGATTCATCCGCGACTCCCGAAGAGGCTAAGAAGCCCGCGAAGGGTGTTCAGAAACGAATCGATGAGCTGACGCGACAACGGGAAGACGAAAGACGTGCCCGCGAAGCCGCAGAAGCCCGAGAACTCAGGATACTCGCAGCACTTGAGAAAGCTACAGGTGTTACCGAGAAGCCTAAGGATACCGATACAGAGCCGGTCAGACCTCAAGAGAGTGCTTTTCAAAATCCCCAGGAATACGATGCTGCTGTCGAGAATTGGATAGCGGCCCGTTCCGAGTGGATTGCAGATAGAAAAGTCGCTCAGAAATTCGAGGAGCAAAACCGCAGGACCGCTGAAGAGCGTCAGGCTGCACAAGTCAAAAAGGTGCAGGAAGACTTTCAGAAGCGTGTGGATAAGGCCAAGGAGAAATACGCCGACTTCTCGGAAGTCGCTGAATCTCCCGATGTCATGGTTTCTTTTCCCATGTCTTACGCGATTTTGAATGCTGAAGAAGGCCCTGAAATACAGTATTTCCTCGGGAAGAACCCGGCAGAAGCCAAACGTATTTCGGAGATGAACATCGTAGACCACAACGGTAATACGGTGCCCGACGTTGCGAGGCAGCTAGTTGAGCTTGGAAAGATCGTGAACAAACTCACGATACCTACCAGGCCCGTTTCGGCCGCACCCGCACCGATCAAGCCGATATCCAAAGCCTCTGAACACGAGAAGTCTGCGGAAGAAGAGTCTATGGAAGAGTATGCAGCTAGACGCAAGAAAGAGCTGAACTCGGTAAGACCGGGGGTGAGGCACTAACCCCTTTTAGGAGTCTTACATGTCCTCGCAGGTACTATTAACTCCTACGATCATCACGAAAGAAAGTCTGGTGATCCTGGAGAATAACCTTGTCGCGGCAAATCGGGTGAATCGGAAGTTCGAGAACCAGTTCGTAAAGATCGGGAATTCTCTTACCATCCGAAAGCCCAACCGCTTCACGGTAGCATCAGGCGCGGGACTCGCGGTTCAGGATATTGCAGAACCGTCAGTCGCGATTACCATCAACCAACAGAAGCACGTTGATTTTCAGTTCACTTCTCAGGACCTAACACTCACCGTCGAGGAATTCTCGGAGCGGTATCTGAAACCCGGCATGGCTGCTCTTGCCAACCAGGTTGACTATCAGGTATTGCAGAACTTCTCTGGAATCTCGAATTTCGTCGGGACGCCAGGGACGACGCCGGGTGCGTTTTCAACCTCGGTTCAGTTGGTGGGTCAGAGAATGGACGATAATGCCGCACCCCAGGATAACCGTACATTAGTTTTGAATCCGGCTGCTTACTGGGCGATCTCCAATGGTCTGACCGGAAGTTTCGTTATGCCGACCGCCAAGGAAGCTCTGGTGAAGGGTTATCTGGCAACCATCGGTAATTACGAAATCTACATGGATCAGAACATACCCACAGTTACAAGCTACATCCATGTGTCCACCAACGCCTTGGTCTCTAACGCTCCCGCTTCTCAGTCTGGGTCTCTCATTTCTACGGTCGGCTTTAACACTACCGACATCTTCCAGATTGGCGAGGTAGTGACCTTCGGTACGGTTTTTTCCATCAATCCCCAAAGTCGTCAGTCCACAGGGTCATTGAAGAACTTCGTCATTACTGCCACTACCCAGCCGGGTACGGGCAGTACAGCGGTTCTTTCGATCTCCCCGTCAATGATTACTTCGGGACCGTATCAGAATGTCACCAACGGGACTGTCTCGACTGCGTCAGGCAAGGTATCTATCCTTAGCGGAACTCCAACGGTAAGCTCTACGTTCACTCAGAACATAGCATTTACAAGAGATGCTTTCGGTCTGGTGATGGTGCCTCTGGAAATCCCGCAAGGGGTAGATTTTGCAGCCAGAGAGACGTATCGAAATATAAGCATGAGGGTCATTCGTGCTTACGATATCAACAATGACGTATTCCCGACTCGTATAGATATCCTGTTCGGGACGGCCACTTACTACGACGAGCTTGCCTGTCGTCTAGGAGGTTAATATGGCTACCACATCAGCGGCACTCAGAGATCTGTCGGACCAGAACTCTCAAGGAACACGACTTGGGACGACTTCAACCGACCTGATCTGTTTTTACGGGGTTACCTCGGGTATTGCGGCGGTGACTGTTATCGGGACCTCTATCGGTGTCAATTCACAAGTCCCGATTGCCAGCAACCAGGGTAACGTGTTTGGCTTCAGCTCTTCGGCCCAGTGTCAGGCGGTAATCAGTACGATGCTTCAACTTAGACTCATGGGTCTCATTGCTTGATCTTTGCAAGAGCGAGCAGTTATAGGGTCGCCTTCTTTGCCCGGTTGTGTTACTGGGCAGAGAGGGTTTCCCTATGGGCGAACGGGAAACTCATAGACAGATGCGAATAAATCCTTTGTCGGACATTGTAGTCATCAAGAGGTCGTCTTACGACGAGATCAATCAAAGCGGAATAGTCTTGCCGCTCTCTGCTGATATTCTTGAAGACATCGGTACGATCAAGTTCTGCGGTAAGGGCAAGGTCACTCCCAAGGGAAAGTGGCCTATGGAAGTCAAAGAAGGAGACAAAGTCATATTTTCCACTAACGGTCATATGGTGAAGTACATCGAAGGGGAAGAATTTATTGTCACCCACCAAGATTCGATCATAGGGATCATCGAATGAATCTAGAGCACGTAAGACTTAGACAAGAGGCTATCTCAAGGAAGAAAGAAAGACGCGAGAGGCAACTTGTTCTAGAGGCTCAAATAAAAGCCAGGAGAAATTCCAAATGGTATCCCCATCCTGACGGAGTAATGTCCGATGGAATGGGAAGATATTTCTACAATGGGGAAGAAATTCACCCCGTGGGGAAGTTGATCGGTCATTCGATAGAAGGTTATCTATGCCAAGAGTAAGCGTATGCAGTTCGGTTTTGAATCAATCCGCATGGTTGAGGGATATGATCGCCTCAGTCATAGCCCAGACCTACAAGGACTGGGAACTGATTCTTGTCGATGACGGGTCTACCGAGGACATTCTGGGCATTGTCGATGAATTCAAAGACCCAAGGATACAGCTCACACGTTTTCCTGAGAATCTTGGCATTCCCCACGGCATAAACTGGGCCTTTCAGCACTGTTCGGGGGAGTACGTACAGCCTTTGGCGGCGGATGAAATAATCACCCCGACCAAGCTTGAAGATCAGGTCAAGTATCTCGATGAGAACAAGACCATAGACTGCATCTGGGGACTGCCTCAGTTCTGCGGTTCCATAGAACTCAGAGAGACCGGGTTGAGACCTTCCTGGGAGCAGTACCTCATGAAGGCTCATAACAGGAGCAGGGAGTCGTGGTTGAAGACCTTGCTTTTGCTAGAGAACGTCCCGCTGGGGTCGTGTTCCGCGCTGTGGAGAAGGTCGGTCTTTGATTCCATCAGGTATTTCGATCCGACTCTAACTTCGTTTGTCGATCACGAATGGTTCTGCCGTTTCTTCGAGAAACATGAAGGCAGAGTCTTACCCTATAGATGGGCTCTTTGCCGTCCCAATCCCAACTCCGTACAGTCCAAGTCACCGGAGAAGAATATAGAGGAATTGAAGTACGTAAGAGAAAAACACAAGCTCATCCTGCCTCCTGTAACTGGGAAGGTCACGGTTGGAATTCCCTGCTTCAACATGGCGAATTATGTTCCTGATGCTGTGAACAGTATTTTGAAGCAGACCCACCAAGACTTCGAGGTCATAGTCCTAGACGATGCCTCTACAGACAATATTGCAGAGGTCATGGCAGGATTCAATGACGAGAGAATCAAGTTCATGGCCTTTGATGAGAATCGGGGGCAGATGGAAGCTCAGAACCAGATGCTGGCCAGGGCCGAAGGGGAGTTCTTCGTTCCTCTGTCCGCCGATGATGTATTAGCCCCTACTCATCTTGAGAGGTGTCTAGCGGAATTCTCAAAAGACCCGTTCCTAGAGTTTGTCTCTACCCAGACGGATTTTATAGACGAGAAGGGCGAGCCGTTCAAGGACGTTAAACACCCGTTCTTCCAGATAGAGAAAGCGGTCAATCATACTCAGGATCAATGGAAGCAGAGGCTTTATTACGGGAACGTCTATTTCGGCGTGGGGATGTACCGCACCTACGCCGCCAGGGAAGTCGGGGGGTGGGACAAGAAGCACGGGGTTATCTCAGATTACGAAATCTACCTCAGGCTTTTACAGAGAGAGAACATTCACGTAATAGAGGAAGCCTTGACGCATACCCGGATTACCGGGAAGAATCAAAGTCTGATAAGCAAGGAAGAATCTCTTAAGCTTAAGCAGAGGTACTACGATGCCAAGTCTCCATACTACCCGCCTAGAATTAAGGTCGTCATTGCGACACCGTTCTATGAATTGAAGGGTTTCAGCCCGTATATTTCAAGCATGGTCCTGACGACTAAGATGCTTCATCAGATGGGAATCGAGTTCGAATTCTGGGAGCTGTCTGGAGATTCCTACGTACATCGTGCGAGGAATACTCTATGCGCCAAGTTCCTTGAAGATCCTGCGGCTACAGATTTGTTCTTCATAGACTCAGACATGCAGTGGAACCCCGAAGCCCTTATAAACATGGTTCTCCTACAGGAAGAAGTGGTCGGCGCTTCGTATCCGATCAAGAACAACTATGCAGGCTGGACGAGCATTCCTTATTTTGAAGTAGGAGAGGACAAGAAGGGTCATCCGTTCGGTAGGGTTTTGCCGGACGGTACGGCTCTTTTAAAAGCCCACGTAGTAGCAGGAGGGTTTTTGAGAATCAAGAGAAAGGCTCTTGAGAAATTCAAAGACTACTATCCCGATCTTTGGTACAACGAGCCCTCGGCTGATCCTTCAGCTCCCGAAAGGAAGTACCACGCCTACTTTATGAGTCAGATAGAAGACCATCTTCTTTACGGAGAGGACATGTGGTTCTCCAAGAAAATGCGCGAGATGAACGCCGAGATGTGCATCTACCCCAACGTCAACATGGGCCACTTCGGTGTCAAGGGCTGGTCGGGTAACTATCATACTTTCTTGTCAGGAGCTAAAGACGAATTGAGGGAAGACCCTAGCTTCATACAGAATATCAGCGGAAAGTCGGGAAAGGCTACCTAATGGCGGTTACTGCAAACGATCTGATTACCAGGGCCATGAAGTCCCTTCAGTCCTTGGGAGGGGGGGAAGTCCCCTCTGCTGCTGAGGCGAACGATGGTCTTGTCGCTTTGAATGCGATGCTCGACAGTTGGTCTAACGAAGGTCTCAATGCCTACGAAGTTCAGGAACAGAGTTTTACTCTGGTTGTGGGGACTTCTTCGTACACCATAGGTTCTGGGGGGGTTATAAACGTAACCCGACCTATGGATATAGTTCAGGCTTATGTTCAGGACTCGGGGTCTAATAATTTCCTGATGAACATAGTTCCTAGAGACATTTGGAACAACATAGGAAATAGGGGCTCGACGATCACCAGTCAGATTCCTGATACTCTTTTCTACGATCCGCAATTTCCTCTGGGGGTCATTAACATCTTTCCGACTCCCTTACTCGGGTATACGGTCTTTTTTGATAGTCTTCTCCAGCAGGTAACTTTTGCAACTCTGACCACGGCTCTATCCATGCCTCCGGGTTACGAAAGGGCGATGGTCTACAACCTGGCGGTGGAGATTTCTAGCATGTTTGGCATACCCATACCTCTAGTAGCTCCTGGGGCGAAGAACGTAGGGCAGTTAGCCTCCGAGTCTTTGGGGAACATCAAGAGAACCAACATACGGGAAAACATCGCCAATTACGACCCTTCTATTGTTTCCAGATCGTACTACAGCTACAACATTTACCGGGATGTATGAGGGTTCAATTGTACGGAATAGGCATCAAAGGAAAGTCTCCCTCGATAGACGCACAGAGGAGGATCAACTGTTATCTTGAGCCTCAACAGGCAGGAGAGGACAAGGTCAGAATGGCTTTGATAGGAACCCCAGGTCTGACGGCTTTTTCTACCTCTATAGGTGGGAACCCTTCTAGAGGGATGTGGGCTGTCAACACCTTAGCCACCCCTCTTTTATTCACGGTACATGGGAATACTCTGTACTCGGTCAACAACGCTTCAATCGTGTCGAACATAGGGACGATTCTTACCAGTTCCGGTGATGTATCGATGGTTGATGACGGTACTTTTCTAGTCTTGGTCGATGGAACGAACGGCTGGGTGTACAACATGATTACCCCGGCTGGGCTAAATAAAATCACAGACGGAAACTTTACGGCCACTCCAAAGACAGTGACATGGCAGGACAACTACTTCATCGTTACTGCTAATACCGGGAGACAATTCCAGCTTTCTCAAATCTCCCCATCAGTAGATCCTACGGTCTGGCCTGCGGTGCAGATCAACTTCACAGGTTCAGGTCCAAGCCAAATACAGGCGGGGTTGGCCGATCACTCGATACTGGAGCTTTTTACCGCCGAAACCACAGAATTCTGGCAAGATGCCGGGAATCCGGATTTCCCCTATGCAAGCCTTCCTGGGACGGCCCAGGAGTATGGTTTGACCTCGGCGTGGTCCTTGTGCAAGTACGACAACTCTCTCGCGGGGCTTTTCAAGAACAAGATGGGTGAGTCGAATATATCAAAGACCTCCGGTTTCAATCTTCATAAGCTATCCACTCCGGAGTTGGATTTTACTTTGAACGGATACTCGAATGTTGCCGATGCCGAAGGGTTCGGTTACATGCTGGGAGGTCATCCGATGTTGCAAATGGGATTCCCTTCTGCCGGTAATACTTGGGAGTTCGACGGACTATCGAAAGCCTGGGGGGAGAGACAAGCTACAGACGGCACAAGATACTGGGCGCACAAGTTTGCCAATTTCCAGAACAAAAGGCTCGTTTCAGATTACAGGAACGGGAACATATACAAGATAGACAATACGGTTTTTACCGACAACGGATCGAGTATCCCAATGGAGGTATGGTCCAAACATATTTGGAATGACGACAAATACCTGACCATCCCCCAGTTACAGGTAGATGTGGAGTCCGGGGTTGGATTAACTTCCGGTCAGGGTGTCAATCCTCAATTGATGCTTGAGGTCTCCAAGGACGGAGGACAGACCTTTACCGCTGTTTCGTGGTCTTCTATGGGTGCCATAGGTCAATATACCCAAAGGGTCATCTGGAGACGACTGGGAAGGGCGAGAGATTGGATATTGAAGCTTCGCATAACCGATCCGGTAAAAAGGGTCTTGACTGGTGCGAGCGCGGAGATTATAGGAGGTACGTTCTAGATGGCCGGTCCCAACCTTCAGCCTCCTTCTCCTCTTACACCTATAATCACTGAGGATGGAACGGTGACGATGGGTTATGCAACTTTATTCCATACGCTACAGAGCATTGCTTTTTACTCTACGCGGAGCGGCCCGACTTCAACCAGACCCACCTCCACGAGTGAGGCACGATGGATCGGTATGCCTTATTTCGACACCTCTTTGAGTACCAGGGGGATGCCTATATTCCTGGCGGTAGCTTCTACTAACGTCTGGGTCGATGCTGCGGGGGCGGTCAGATGAGCTTTCAAATGGGCATACCCGTAGGAGACTTCATGGTCACACGGCTTTTACTACAGGCCGGAGAGGCTCTACCCATACCCAAAAACGAGGAGGTCTATCCCCTGATAGTCGGTTTGGGAAAGGTGAAGGTCGGAAATCAGATGGCTGTTCAGGGAATGACCTTACCTATAGATAAAGACTGCGAGGTCGAGGCTATGGAAAATTCTGTTTTATACACGGTGGAATATGTTGCTCAATCCTAACGGGGTTCCAATTTCAAAGGTTCAATTCAACCCCCCGCAAACGGTGGAGTTCAAGGGCGGGATTTATTTCCGCACCTTGATTTTGAATGGCGGGGATATCGGAGGACAGCACGTTCATCAATTCGACCATGCGACGATGATAGTTACAGGAAGCGCTAGGCTTTGGATCGGATCTGAAATCGAGGGAGACTACAAAGCCGGAGATATAGCAGAGGTCAAGGCCGGAAAGATTCACGTCTTTGAGGCTTTGGAGGACAATACAAGGCTGACTTGTATCTGGCCTGAATCCATAGGTGAGAAACTCGATGAAGAATTTCCAGCTACTCGCTCGGGGGGTTGATGTGACCCCGCTCCTCCTGGAGCTGAACCGTCAGCCTCATTTATGGGACAGAAATAAAGCAAGGCTCTACGAAACCTCTCCCCACCGGGAGACGCACGATATATGGATAAGATACAACGATGAAACCGAATTCAAAAAGAACGGAGACTATTCCAGGTTCAATGATGCCCATGAGTCTGTGTGGTATCCGGCTTTTTACGCTCTACCCTCTCTGAGGAGGCTCATATTTCCTCTGATGTCTAGTGTTGAAGGAGAAAGGCTCGGAGGGGTTTTGATCTACAATCTCCCCAGAGGAAAGCAAATCTATCCTCATATTGATACGGGTTGGCATGTGGAGTATTTTGAGAAGTTCAATATCTGTCTTCAGTCTGAAAAGACAAAGTTCTGTTATGCAGACGAGGAAATGGTAGCCAAGCCCGGAGACGTTCACAGATTCAGAAACGACATAGAGCACTGGGTAGTTAACGAAGGGAACGAGGATCACCTCATGCTGACGGTATGTATTCACGTCCATGATTACGAGAAGAGGTACGTATGCCATTCGCAATTGCAGCAGTAGGCGGCGCACTTATCGGAGGATATGCGTCGAACCGCGCAGCTAATACACAGGCGGGGGCCTCCGACAGAGCTGCGGAACTCCAAGTCGATATGTTTCAGCAGACCCAGAGAAACCTCGCGCCTTACATGCAATCAGGCCAACAAGCTCTGGAGCAACTCAACCAAGGAATAGCTCCCGGAGGGAGGTTTCAACACGAATTTAACCTTCAGGACTTTCAGGCTTCTCCGGCTTACAACTTCAATTTACAACAAGGACAACAGGCGATTGACAAGGCGGCGAATGCCAGAGGGAACTTCTACGCCCCCCAGACGTTGCAGGACATCAGCAGGTTTTCTCAAGGTCTAGCCTCTAACGAATTCCAGAATGCTTTCTCGAACTACAACACTACGCAGGGGAATATCTGGAACAGGCTACAGACCCTTGCAGGAAGCGGTCAGAATGCAGCGGTGAATCTGGGTACTAATGCAACCGCTGTAGGGGGTCAAGTAGGATCTAATATCATCGGAGCTGGAAATGCGCGTGCTGCTGGTCAAATGGGCGTAGGAAATGCTATAGGTGGGGCGTTCAATCAATATGGGAATGCCGCCATGTACAACCAAATGCTTCGTCAGCAACAGCAAGGTACGGGGGATGTGAACTATATTGAACAGGATCAACAGTATGCCTATTGATGCTATTTCCCGAAACGGGCTTTTGTTCCCCTTCGTGAGATTTCATAAATTGACAAAAGAGGGGTGTCCAGCGTTTGTGGAATTGACCATCCATAATGAAGACGTGCCCAAATAGTAGAAAGGGACAAACCTTTTTCTCTTCCCCATTGGGCAAGAGTCAAGGTCTTTCCATCGTGGGTCAATGTTCTATTGTCGGAACGATTAGACATTTGTGTTTTCTTGTCAGCCCAGCGCACATTCCCTTTTTCATAGTGGCCGTTATTGTTGATGCGATCCAAACTTTTATTAGGAAGGCAATATCCCAAGTATTCAAAAAATTCTTCAAAATTCTTGAATTTCACTTGAATACCACGGCCTCCATAATAGCGAAATGCTTTGTTCTTAGGATTTCTGCATCTCGCACGCATATTGCTCCAAGAGGCGTATTCTCTTGAGTGTTTCATACCGTGAGTCCTCATTTCGATAGCTTAGCATATGCCAATAGATAGTGCAATCCCTCTCAGTTACAACCCCTCTACAAAGCTGATGGGTCCGAAGGAACTGTTGTCTCTGAAAGACCTGTCCCAGAGGTCGCAGATGAACGAGCAGGAAATACAGAAGAAAAATTCAATGACTCAGGCGCTTTCTGCTCCTGGGGCTGTAGACCCCAGAACGGGAAGGCTGAGCCTTCAGGCTATTGGCGCGGTGACGCAAATCGACCCCATGTTAGGGGCGCAGTTGGGTCAACAGCAGGAGACTTTGAGGTTGAGGGACTTGCAGATCAACGAAAAGAAACAAGCTCTGTCGATGAGGATAGGTACTTCCTATGTTGAGTCATATGACCGATACCTGCAACAGACCGGAGGGAACAAGGAAGAATCAAGAAGAATGGCTGTTTCTGACAGAAACTCGATCATAGATGAACTGGAAAGGTCCGGGCAGTTTTCATCCAACGGGGTCAGCGATCAGGAGATTATGAGAATAAGGTCTACGACAAGAGACCCCGATCAGGTGAGAGCTTTGGTAAGTGCAATGGGGGGGAAGATAACAGAGGTCAATAAGGGCTCATTCGAGCAGGATTTGAGGGCGGCGGGGATTCAACCTGGGACCCCTGAGTGGAATGCCCATATGAAAAAGCGTCTCGCTCGTGAAACTTCTCCTACCATGCAAATGCAAATGGCAGATATTACTATTCCTGAAGAAGACAAGAAGTTCTGGGCTGAAATCATCCGGAAAGGTGGTTCGTTGCCCCCAGGACTTGCCAGGAGCGCGGCGGGGGCAAA